CAATCTTTTTCACCAAAGAGAACTACGCGACCAGCTTTTAACATTCTTAAATTATACTCATCCATAACATCTGAATAAATATTCCAACCATGAATTAATGGGTTTAACATAATTACACGTTTTACTGCATTATTAAAACTTCTATAAAAACTCGGGGCAAGTTCAAGACCTATTGAACCCTGTAGTATCTTTAATTGTGGGGCTATATCAGGATGAACCCACACCTTTTTATTGCTTGATCCTGTTATCTCCTTGTTTAATGCTGGTATATCAATTTGAACATATCCAGAACCCTTTGCCGCCTTATCTGAAATCATTAAATTGCCGTTTTGATCTGGTAAATTGCTTAACCTTCTGGCTAAGTTCTTTTGCGCTATCGCCTTACCGACTGACTGCCACCAACTTCCAGAAAGAATCCGCATGTCTAGCTCAGGCGTTAAACCAAGACCTTTTTTTGATTCAATCTCTAACGGAAATGAAAGAATCTTTTCCAGTGCTCGCGGTGTTTTTGCTGTTATATTAGATCGTTTAATTAAACTGCGAACCTTACCCTCCCCCTTTTTAGTAGTAGGTTTATATATACCCATTAAATAATTTTCTACTACATCATCAAAGATACCTTCCTGCATACCTAAAGCACCACCCTGCTCCATCTGTTTTCTCCATAGGTCTAAAACCTCTGCTTCAGATTTTGATAGATCTTCTACCTTTACCTTCCCTTTTTCCCACATAGCCTCTGCTATACGTCTAAAATTTTTCTCCCCTAGATTATGTTTATAAATAACATCGTTAAACTGCTGTGCCATTATCTCAGCATTAAACTTATTACCACTTATATCCTTATCATATTGACTTACTATCTTATCAGTGTTTTCTATAACCGGTATGAATTTATCTGGTCGTACTTTATCCAGTAATTTTTCACCAAGTTTTGTTTTTCGTATTAAGGTGCGAATTGGCTGTTGCCTGTAGTATACTTTGTTTCCATCCTTATCAATTAAATCAGTATGCAAGCCAAGCTTTACATCTTTAGCTGTCTTTTTAATCTGAACTTGTTTATCTAGTTTAGTCTGTGCTTCATATAATTGTCTGGGATTAGCATCAGCCCACGATAATCGCTTACCAGACTGGCGCGGTACATTCTTTTCTATTAATTCTATAAGCGCAGGCTTCTGTATATTTTTACCATATTTAACACCATAGTAATCTGCCATTTCTTTTAAATAAGTTACTGTCTTGCCGGGTAGATCAAGATACGATGGTAATTCAATTAGTTTTCCACCTTCTTCTTTTGGTGCCCTCGCCCTTCCCTTTATACCAAATATTTTTCGTTTAAAATCATTAACTTCAGCATCTTTCATCCCTAATTGACGCTGTAATTTATGGATTACAACTTTTCTACGGTTTTGTATTTTTTCTGATGTTTCTGGCCTATTTGTTTCTGTGTATTTTTTATAAAACCTGTTAGAAGTCATGGTTTGTGGTTTAGCTCCATCAGCTTCCACATCTTCAAATACAATTTTATTTTGCTTATTTTTCTGTTTTACCTCTTTTACAATTCTTACAACAGCTGGGCCAGATTCATCTGTTGTTCTCCATACTTGATCTTTTTCTTTTCCTTTTATTTTCTTTTCTATAATGTGACTGGCAAAATATTCCGCAGTTTCTTTACTCATCCCACGATCGGTCATATATTTTTTAAATGATTCAAAACCTTTTCTACCTAATACATTTGCTCCATGTGCACCAACCAACATTAAACCACTCTTAAACGCCTCACCATGAGCTTCTGACGCTGACATACCATCGCTCATTGATCCCTGTAACGCACTTAAATATCCAGCGGTAAATACACCACCATATTGGGCATACACGTTTTCAAAACTACCGAATGATCCAAATAAAGTAGCACTTAATGCAGTGGATGGTATTTTTTTTATCCTTGTCATTAACTTTGTTTTTAAAGTGGCGCCTTCTGCTGTGTCTTCTGGATGCATGGTGGTAAAGTTATGTATACCAAAGTCAAGATTTGCCTTAGCGACACGCGGAAGTATTTTCTTCATCTTATTTGTTTTGGCCACCATTCTATATAGACCGCTAGTCATTTTACCACTCTTAGAATACTTCATAGCCAGTTGGAATGGTATTTGTGTTGCTCCGCCAATAATAGAAAACTCACCTATAGTAGTCATCATGTCTGCAACGTCCTGAATACCTACAGTTTGACCAAACCCAACACCAACACCAGCAATTAATGGATCATATATACCTTCAGGGGAATCTGGGTCTGATCTAGCGGCGAACTCAAGTGGGCCACCCCTGTGTTTTTGCCAATCAGCCTCAACAAACGGCAGTATACTAACCATACGTTTACCGACATACTGAGCGCCCTCTCCAAATGATTGGTATTTTCTTACATTCTCATATATAGCATCTAAACTATTTCGAGCATTCATTCTATCTTCATATGGAATATCTTCAGAATTAGCAACTTGCTTTAAAAGATTTATCTCTGATTTAGCCATATCTTTATCAGCCGCAAATTCAGCTATAGCTCCTTTTAAACCTGTAATGTTTTCATAACCCTCAGACAGGTTATGTTCACTCTCCATTCGGTCGTTGGTATTGTTGATTACGGTTTGCCATTCATCTTCTTTAGGAGTTGACAAACCATACTGCTCAAAGTCATACCCACTTTGCTGTTGGCCTGTTGGTGTTGATTCTATACCGGGTAAGGCTAAGCCATACTTTTCAAAATCAAATTGTTTTTTATCTCCATTAGACATTATGGCTGTTGTTGTCGTTGTCTCAATCTTTTGTTAAAGTCTATATTTATACTATCTGACACTATAGATTCAAACCCCGGTTTAATTCTATTATTAACACTATCAAAGTACTGTGGATTCCTTTTTTTAACTCCTAAGAACGCTTCATTGTATAATGCATCATCATTGGCCGATGCTTGTCTAGAGGTATCATTTATTGTTTTAATATCTTGTTCTAAACGATTCTGAATCACGTTTTGAACACCTTTTACATTACCCCCCATATCAGTGCCCTCTAACATCTCAAGTTGCCATGCCGCGTCAGCTGATTTTGTTATCCTATTAAAAACAACATTTATATCTTTTAAAGCATCTTTCTCTAATATTTCTTTATAAGCGTCTCCAGCTGGTAATAAACCTACCCTACCTGCATCTGGGTGATTAGGGTTATCTTTTAACCAATAGGTTTTTACCTGATCATGTATCATATTGTCTACCATACCAATTGCCCCATCTATGTTTGATGTTGCCCCAGAACTAATATTGGGATTGGCGGTTTTTATAGCCTCTATTTGTTTCTTCTTTTCAATGGGTGATAGTTCACTATTCACCAAAATACTATTAACATCGCTTATAACTAAACTTCCTTGTCCTTTCACGTTTTCTGCGTGTGCGCTAAGGTGAGGTACATACTGTTTTTCCGCATCGGAAAGATTGTTTAGGTATTCAATACCAGAACCCGGAGCTATCTTTTCTGCTAAATCATAATTCTCTTGATGTTCATCTCTTTCTTTATTGTATTCAGCCAGCGCATCTTTTCTTTTAGTAGCTTTATGAGTATCTTGATCGCGCTTCTCTTTATTAAGTTTTATATTATGTTCCTCTATATCCGATTTTAAATCAAACACGCCCTTTGCAATGTTATACTCTTTAGCTTGGTTTGTCAGTTTAGTTCCTTTTAATTGCTGTAGAAACATATGATATTTCATTGCTTCTGATAGCCAGTCTGTCTTTGCCATATTATTCTCCTTTACGGCCCGTAATCCGAGTCTGATTGTTCAGCGTATAATGCTGATTGTTCTTGTTCTTCTACTGTCATCCAACTACCACCGCTGAAAACCCAGTTTGTACCATTGAAATTGTACGTTGCACCTTCTGTGCCTGATGGTGGATTCCAGCCCGGGTCATCTGCTGGTACGTCTTGAGCCCAATCTGGCCTACTTTTATCTTCACCAAATTTTATACCAGCTTCCTGCTCGACATTACCTAACCAGCTAAGTACGCTTGATGCATAATCTTCACCAACACCTCTTTTTTGAGTTCCATACTGTCTTTGTACTTCTTTCCTTGCTGATGGATTCATCCAACCACCGCCACCTGCAAAACCTGTTTTAGCACCAGTTAATCGTTCTTGTTTTCCAATATTTAATAATCCAGTGCGAGCACCAGCTGTTATGTCCCCCATCTTCTGTGAAAAACCTAATCCAAATTGCGGTGCATCATCTAAATATTTGTCAAATCGAGGGTCATCCACAACGTCTCCCATACCTACTTGTCTTAATGCCTCTTCTGGGGTTTGAGCTGTCCCATAACCAACTTGACCACCCTCTTGAAAACCAATGCGCGGCCTAGTTCTAGATGGCATAAACATATTCATTAACCCTGCACCAAAACCGCCTTCATTACCTCCAGCATAACCACCAGCTGTTTGTACTTGATATGGATCATCGCCTCCTCCATAATCGTAACTACCAGAAATCATATTATATAGATTTTCTCCACTTCCCGCACCTTGAGAAGCAGAACCACCCACTAAACCTTCGGCTAGTGGCCCAACTCCTGAAATACCAGCAACAGAAGCTGGTGAAGGATCATATATTGGCTGTACAGCAGGATTAGTGCTAGCTTTTGACAGATTATTATAAAATAATTCCTTTGATCCTGAATCGATATTAGAAGAAAAATCTTGTACTTGACCCGCAACAGAAGTATCAGGTACCATCCACTCTTCACCACCTGTCATATTTACTCCAGCAGAGCTTCTGGTTATATTTCTATCTGAAAATTCTATTCCGAGATTGCTAGGTTCAAAAGCTTCAGCCCCACTACCTACACGCTCTACATATTCACTACCTAATTGACTACCCCTTTCTAATGGGGTTAAAGCCGCTTGTGCTTTTGAAGCTACTCCCGCCGCTTTCCTAGCAACATTAGCTTTATGAAATTTACCTGCACCCTTCCATATATCACTAAACATTCCACCTTCTCCACCACCGATATACCCCATAAAACCAGCTTTTGCAATTCTTCCTGTACCGCCCTTTTTATAATCTTGTTGTTCTTTTGTATATCTATCTGCAACATCTAAAGCATATAAACCACCACTTAGGTCTGTTGGTTTATATTTATCCTCAGTATATTTTTGTCCCCAAGCTGAACCAATCAATCCCCCTAATTGAGGTTGCCCAATTAAAGTGCCAAGACCTGTTCCAATAAGCCCCATCGTAAATGAAGCGGCACCACCGCCTCTTTTAGCTTGATCGGCTTCTACTTTCTTCTGTAAAACCCGCCTATCCTCAGCGGATTGTGATTTTACACTAAAATCTGAAACCTGTCCACCTAAATAATAACCCTTAGCTTGCTTCGCTGTTCCACCACCTGATGGTTTCACCATTCCGCCACCGTAATAATCTATTAAACTTTTATATGCCATAATTCTTCCTTTTAATCATTAAATACTACTTCAAAATATGCTATTACATCATCTACTGCTGGATAATCTGATCCAGCCTCTACTGCAATTTCCACATTTAAAGACATAATATCACCATTTGAAAACACATCTACATATCTAGCCTGTGTAGCGCTAATTGAGTTCATGCCAGTTCCAGATATACTAGTATTTGAAGCGTGAAAAACAGATGAACCGTTTTTAAAAACTCGTATCCTAATTATACCATCCGTACCTTCATCTGTAATATTGTAATTTGCACTAACACCTGTTACGCTACCATCGCGCAACATTCTATATCCAATAGTAGAAGACATAGTAAGCCCATTAAATGATTTTAAATATCCAGTAGAGGTCATAGCAGATGCATTTCCACCGCCAAAATAAGCACGAGTACCTTTTAAATTACCCCTTACAGTTAACGAGCCTCCAACTTTTAAATCTCTATCTACTACTTGATCTCCATTGTGGGAAAGATATGATTTCCAAAGTTTCCCAAAATATTTGCGATACAACGCTAATTGTCCAGTAGAGTCTTTAGCAAAAGCTATTTGACCGTTCTCTAAATTACCTGTAGATGGGATACCTTTAAACTCTATTATATCTTGTTTAGTGTTTAACAACTTTCTTACTTCTCTATCCTTAGCCATTACTCTGCACTCTTATAATTAAGTGTACGATACTCTATTGTCATATCATTTACTTCAAATTTTCCTGAAGATGGTAAATCTAACTTAAATGCTATACTATTACATTCAACAGGAGAACTTGGTGTAAAAACAGCTGTACCCCACTGTGAACCACCATCACTAGTACTTTCTAAATATCCAGCCCCACCAGTATTTCCCTGTGGTAAAACTCCAGAGCCCGATGCAAATGCAGTATCCCAATCTTGACCCCCGTTAGTTTCATAATATAATGGAGTATTTTGCTCGGCGGTTGATCTATAGGTCATAGTTACTTTATATATTTTTTTTCTTACACCCGGTTGACCAAAATCTATATCTCTCGTTCTAAACTCCTGACCAGATGCGGCAGAAGAAATTGGTAAATATTTAAAAAAGTTAACATCACTTGTATCTCCAGATACGTTTTTACCTACAATAAGATTATTGTTCCAATCAATAGCAAAATTTGTTATATGTTCACTATCTGTAAATATGTTTGTATTATACGCCCAACCCCCAGAATCAAAATCATATATATATGCTTGATTACTATTTGTACTAGCATCTCTTGGTGACCTCATTATTATTAAGGAATTACTCATAGGATCATAACCAACCATAGAGTCTTTTGCATTAGCACTACCCCTACCAATCAAATACCAAGAACTCGCATCGCTACTATGATTAATCCCTACACCTAATTTTCTTTCTGTTAAGTTCCTCACCCTACTTCCATCATATAAAAAACATCCAGCTTCATTTGCCCATGCTATTCCAAACTCTGTTTTGGTAACGCTAAAATGAAACTTAACACCATAATGTTTTACAGTCTCTTCCAAATACCAATTAGCAGGGTTTGGATTGGAAATATTTATAATATGTACAAGATTATGCTTAAACGCTAATAATCTATCAGCAAACGATTCTAATGCTGTGTATTCTCCATAATCCCCTTTAGAAACATCTATAAAATTATGCGGTAAGAAAGTGTCAAACTTTCCAACTTCACTATACATTAATCTATCACCAAATTTTTCTAACTCACCAGTAAACCCGAATGTTTTTACATTGGCAATAAATGTTCTTCTTCCAGCCACTACTGAAGTTTTATATAATTCATTTTTTCCACCAATTGACATAAATTTTATATCGGGAGGATATCCATTAATTGTATTATAAGTATCTAAGTTAGGTTTCATTGCATTTCCAGTAGCGGGACAAACAACATAATACCCTTTACCAGATTGATAAGACCAAACAGTATATTCACCATCTAATGTTGTTTTTATACCCTTTACAATATCTATGTCTACCAACAGGGTTAAATCATCATCAGAACCACTTAACCTTGTGTAAATTCTTCCGCCTGAAATCCTGCCACTGTAAGCAACATCAGCGTAAACAGAAACCTGAAAAGCTACGTTTCCAGAAGTGGTGTGTGTAAAGGCCGCTATGGTAGAGGCACCATTCCCCATTTGAACTGGAATAGATTCTTGATTACCATCATATATAAAAGTTTGATGAAATTCATATACACCAGCTTCCCACTCTCCAGCCGCATTACCATCATCTAATCCTATATTAAACCCGACACCCCTGTTAATTATAGGTGTGTCTTCATCTGCATAATCTACGGGGGCAGACCCGCCTAAACTACCACCATATGAACGACTATATGTAATGGTTGAACCCGCAGAGCCAGATGATTTTTTGCAAAACAAATATTCATTTGGAGCTGTGCCTAAAGCAGTGGCAATAGATATTACTTCACCAGCAGAACTTTGGTCTAAGACATCGACATTACCACTATCTTCAAAGGTAAAGGTCGTAGTGGTTGTGTTTGGGTTTCCATCAACTTGTAAATTACTGGTACCGTTCTTTTTTAAATAGGCAACCCCTCTATTATTTTGATAATAATTAGTTTCAGTACTACCAGAGTGTGAAGTTGTACCATAAGAGTAACTAAACTCACCAGAACTTCTAGGGGGATATAGAGCGTTTGGATGATCCTGCCACTCTGAAAATACAAGACCATTTGCATGGGAAAACTGATGTCTTTGTATATAGCCATACCATTTTATATGACTGGTACACTGTTCATTCACATTACATACACGCAATGCTTCATCTGCAAAATGAAATATATACTGAGCATCATTACCATCTAAAGTAGGAGAAACAGCAGAAGCTGTCCATCCATTATCTTTAGTTGTATAATCAGTAGTAGCGTTATTTGACCATACGTCAATACCACCTGCGGAATCCACATCTCCTAAAGCTACAAGTTTATCCCCCGGTGCTCTTATAACCTCTATTTTAGGGGTGGTTGATCCAGTGCTGGATTCACTTGTAATTCCACGACCCTTTAATACATAATAAACATCACCAGTAGAGCCTAAAGAAGTACCATCTGTAGTTATATCGGTTACAGTAAATATACCATTATTACTTGCAGTGCCTGATATCTTTATATTATCACCAACCTTTATAAGATTTTGGGTTGTGCTATCATCAGCAGTATAAATTGTACTGTTTCCATTATCCGTCCCCCCAAATAAAGTCATATAGCTTTCAGATGGTGTTGCCATAATTAACTTTCTATACCTAAGCGTTTACTTGGGTTGGTTGGAGGATCATCTGGTATGGTTCTTACTTTAGTAAACCTTATTGCGCCAGCATTTGAAGCATGTATAGTGAGCGCAGTGCCGCTTTTTGTATTTGTAATAGTGTTTTCGCTATCCCGACTATGGTCAGACTCAAAATAAAATAATCCATATCCACCACCACCGTTTAAACTGGCGGTTGCTTCTACTATATATTCTGACAAATCAGTAGTGCCGTTTTGATTTTCTATATGAGCATATAATTTACCAGCAGTTTTTATCTTGCCTAAAGAGTCTATAGACATATTCTCTATCCAAGAGCATTCATTTTCTTTTAAATCTCTCGGGTCTTGTCTAGAGTTTATTCCGCCCGAGAAATCTCTAATCGTATAATATTGTTTTGGCACTAAGCTGACCTCACTAAGAAATCCTCAACAGTACCGCGTCCTGCCATACTGTTATAATACTTCTTCCAATAATTAGCCTGCCCTTCAACGCTAGATGGTAAAGGTTTAGGTATTCTTCTATAATGTAAGCGACACATAGCTATCTGAGCGGCTATATTTGTCTCTAATATAAAATCCCAATCTTCTTCTTTTGGGTCTACAAAATAAGACAGCTTAACATTGGTAGCTTCCGCAACCCTTTTCATTAGCTTTTTTCTGTAAGCTAAATAGTTTTTACATATATCTACCGCTACCCATGATTCGCATTGAAAAAGACCTCTAGCGGGGCCTTTTATCTGGCGTAGATACTTGTATCCACTTTCTACTTTCCCAGTCTTGTAGACTAAATCTAGAGCTTCTGGAGAATATAAATCCATACTCTCCATCACCCTTTTAATCAAATCCTTTACTTGGGGTTCGTTTAACAAACTACTTCCCCTCAAAAAGACCATGCAACAGATCAGTAACAACATCAACGACTTTTTCAAAAAACACCTGTTCCTTTTCTTCCGATACAAATGGAATGTCTATTTTAGCATTAATAGCTGAGGCAATCTTCTCTTCCATTTCTTTGGAATTCAATTGACTCATCATGTCATCTTTAACCTTATCAGCTTGAGATTCTGCCAGTTCAACTAGCATTTTTTTAATATCCATTACTTACTCCTTATATTTTTTATTTTAAGTATTAAATACCATATTGTTAATAATCCAATTACAACCTGTAACACATACGGTATCGTGTCAATTAAAAATATTCCAGTGCCTACTAAATTCGCCGACACCACGCGTATAGAATCTTGCCCTATCATTTATTATCTAACTTTCCTTTTAACCAGTTAATTCCACTGCCATTTTCTTCGATTTTAAACATAAGTTTTTCCGTTCTTCTTTCACCGCTATCTGCAATTCTATCAAAAGAATTATCCAGAACCTTTTCATGTGAATTAATGCGGTCTATTAACTTCACTACAATTTTTCTATTTTGTTGTACTTCATCTTGTACTGTTTCTCGAACTTGTTTTATTTCAGTTTCAAGGTCTTCCATTTTATTGTTAATAAGCGTGTCAAAGAAACCCCTAAACCAATAAAGCATTCCAGAAAATAGTATGACCATAACGCCTATTACGCCATATTCTGCATACATTTCTGCCATATATTGTTCCCATTTATATTATTAATACTCCACACTCACATAAGCCATTGGAGTAACATTAGCTATATTCTGAGGAGCAAAGCTTGCATCGCTTACATACTCTCCCCATACTTTCTTTCCACCTTCTATTTTTATTGGTTGTATTCCAGACCATATGATAGAATCACCCTGCATGCAATATGCATGGAAATAAGCATCATAATTCCCTTCCTCTATTAGATATATATAATAGGTGAATACTGGTCGCCATGTGTCGATATCTGCTTGTTCTGCCTCTGCATAAAAATATACTGGTACTTTGTTTTCCGAATCTATTATTCTTTTTTCAACAGTTAAATATCTATCTTCACATGCCATAAAAGCTAATCCAATACAGCTAAATACTAGAAGGACTAATATAAACTCTATTATATCCCAAACCTTTTTCACTTCTTTTTCTTTCTCCAGCTTAATGGATTGATATTAAATTCTTTTTCATAAAACTTTACTCGCTCTTCCAACTTTGCAAATTCTTCTTCTTCATTCTCAATGTGCTTTGATAGTAATTCTTCAATCTTATTACTTGCTTCTAACATATTGCTTTCTAGTTCAATAAAGCGATTATAGAAATAAAAACCTTCACCAACTAATCCGCTCATAAATATAAACAAAGCAATAAACCCTTCTTTACCTATTGGTGCGTTCTCCCAGTTTATAAATGAACTCTTTGACACTATATAACCATCCATATCGCTAATCCAACCTCTACGATTAAATCAGACAACGTATTATTTATCCATTTTTGTTTTGAACCATAAGGTTCCCAATTTTCAATATAATATTCAGCAATCTCCCACAGTAACCCTATTATAAGTACAGTCATTACCGCTTCATAACTGTTTGCTCCACACCATAAAGATGCTTTACATATAAAAGCCCCTGCCGCCATGTGAACAGCTGTCCAATGATCTAGCCAACCATGTACTTTTAGATATTCAATTAATTTATGATGAACATTTAGTTTCATTATTTCTCCAAAGTTTTTGCACCAGTAAAATCATTTACCTTTATCTTATTTAATAGTACCGCCTTAGTATCACTATTGTTATAACCAACATCCCGCCTATCATAAAAATCCTGTATCTCAGATTTTGTATTGTCGGATGTTGGATACTCAGATTGAGCTGTGGCAATACCGTTTATTAAATGATGAGTACCTAACATTAATCTTCCATGTCCACCACTATGTTTTTTAGCACACTCAACATTGTAAAATTCTTCCGCCACTTTAAAGCTGTTTGTTTTCTTTTCTACACTACCATCTACATCAACAAAATAACCATAAGACGAAGGGTAAGTCAGGGTTTCGGTAGAACCATCCCTGTAAGTTTTTACTCTTTTAAGACCCGGTGTCACATTCTTATGAATGCGTACTCGATGACCCTGACTGCACCTTCTTACAATCATGCTTCCGCTTCTACCTCTTCTGGTTCAAGAGACTTTTTCAATTCAACGACACCTTTCTGGTGTTTTTCAGAGAAAGACTTCTCATTCTCTGCTAACTGTTCTGCTATAAACCTGTTTGTAGCGAGCTTATTTCTGACATCATTAACGTGGTCTTGATGTCTCATAACTTGCCCAGCCATCTCTTTTTGTGTATCTGTCATATCTTCGATAACATACTCTTTGCCATCAAGATTCAAAACAGGCTTTTTTTCTTTTTCTTTTTTAGCCATTATGACTCCTTGTCTTTTTTGTTATTGTTAATAACACATCTGCTAAACCATCCCATTCCAAAACAAATGAGACACATTATCAGAAGTGCTATGTTTTCCATTATAA